GAAATAACCTTCTTGGGAAGGGTGGCGGCTTTTTTTTCACCGGTGTGGAATAATTTCCTGTCACCGTTTGTAAACTGGCTTCTCAGCTTTTGGGGACCTATATTTCAGCAATGTTTTCAATGCCGTAAAAAGAGTGTTTGATAATGTGTTTACATTTATCGGTGGGTTGGTTACCTCTATACAGAAAACATTCGGCGGTCTAATTGACTTCATTACAGGTGTTTTCTCAGGCGATTGGAACAAAGCATGGCAGGGTATCTACGATTTCTTCAAAGGCATTTGGGACGGCATTTGCGCCGTGTTTAAGTTCATTATAAACGCAATCATTGACGGCATAAATGCGTTGTGGACAGGTATTTATAACTTTGTTTCTGGCGTTGTTAATTCAATCGGCGGAATAGCCGGTATTATCGGAGCGGCTTTTGGACAGGATTGGAGCTTTTCAATGCCTGACAAATCCGCCTCTTATTCCGAGATTTGAAGAACCCACGGAATCACCGGCACGAAAATTTGCAAAAGGCGGTATTGTTAAGGCTCCGGACACTTGCGGTTGTCGGCGATAACGCAGGCGCTAACAGCGGTAACCCTGAGGTTATTTCTCCTCTTAACAAGTTACAGGGTATGCTCGACAATTCGGGCGGTCAGGATACAGTGATTCTCACACAAATTCTTGACCTGCTTAAACGCATTTATGAAATGTTCATTATCTTTCGCAATAACGGCGGCAACACTTATTCGTTTACTGCCGAGCTTGAGGGTTCGACGCTTTTTGAAGAAATGATAAGACAGGATGAGCTTTACAGACGCAGACACAACGGTAAATCCGCATTCGCATAAAGGGGGAAATGATATGTCAAATTATAACGGCTATTTGCTTAAATTCGGCAACAACATAATGCCGAATAAGTACATTACCGCATTTTCATCAACTCCGAATCAGCGACTTGAAACTTCTGCGGAACGAGATCAGAACGGTACGCTTCAAAGGGCAACGCTGCCAAATTACAAAACAAAAATTTCGTTTTCAACTCACATTCTTCATCTTGACGAAAAGATTGATTTTCAGTCGATTATCAACCTCTCAATGGCGAATAAGTTACAGAGAAAGTGCAGGGTAACTTATTGGAACGATGAAACGAACAGCTATTACACCTCTTATTTTTATATTCCTGATATTGAATATACCGTAATGAATGCCGAAAAAAGTGATATAACCTATCAGCCGATTACGGTTGAGCTGATTGAGTATTAAGGGGTGATTCTTAAAAATGCTTGTATCTAAAGAAATTGCTGATAAGCTGAAAACAAACACACTTTACAACACAGTTGCCCTGCATTCCCCCGACGGCAGTTTTGAGGATATAACAGGTGAAAGTATCGTGCTTGACAGCTTTTCGCTTGAAAATGAAATTGTTGAAAAAGAATTGAAATTCGGCGGTTGCATAGCCTCTGAAATGAGCGTGAAACTCATTGATTATGATTGCTCGGCTTTGATAGGAAAGACGGTACAGGTCATCATAACGGCAACATATCTTGAATCGGAGCTGTATCCGTCAGATGATTTGTACCCGTCAAATACTCTTATTTGTCCTGCCGAAACAGGAACGGTTGAATGTCCTGTTTTCTACGGTAAAATTCAGTCGGCTCAAAGAGATAAAAAACAGCGTAACATCGTCAAAATCACAGCCTATGACGCTTTTTATGATATGTCAAAGGTGGATGTGTCTTTGTGGTTTGCAGGCAAAGAGAACGAGGACGGCAGTTTTGCTTATGGTTATGCGCACTATCAAAAAGACGATAATTTTAAGAGCTTTTATTCAATAATCGCAGAATTTGCCAAAGATTATGCAATTACAGGGGTTTCACCGCCGAGCTTATCTATCTTTAGTGTACCGCTGAAATTTGATGATACCTGCGTGGAAAAGGTTATAAAGGACATTACCTTGTCAGATTTAATCCAAGCTTATGCAGAATTAACTTTGAGCTTTGCCGTTATAGATGCCGACGGAAAAATGCGTTTTAAAAGGCTGTATTCTCAATCTTCCGTTGAAACAATCGATTCATACAAAGATTTATCCTTTGAAGATTACGAACTTGAGCCTATCCGTATGTACAGTGCTAAGTTTGCTGATAAAAAAGCGTTTTTGTATGGCAACAGTAACGATTTTTCGTGGTATGTTTCCGATAACATTTTGATGAGGTGCAGAACAACAGCAAGTGATATCGGCACAAAATATAATTCTGTTAATTTTTTTGGTGATGTATATAAATACCGCCCGACAAAAATTAAGCTGTTTTCGTATTGGTGGCTTGAGGCAGGCGATAAGTACACAATTAAAACTCCGTTTGAAGATTTGCCGACAATCGAAACATTTGTGTTCAATAAGAAAATGGACGGATTTATAACTGCCCTCACATCAAAGGGCAAAAAACGATTAGGAAAGGAAGTAAAAGAAAATGAACAAATACAATAAAATTGTCTTTGCGAACGGCTCTGCTCCGCCCCTCAATGCCGACAACCTCAACCATATGGACGAGGGGATTGAACGGGCAACAGACGGAGCAATTGCACTTGAATCCGAAATAGCCACAGCAAGAGGTGATTCTAATTCACTCGGAGCAAGGCTTGATAAGATAGATAAGAGTATTGCCCGAAAACTTGATTCAATGCCGTTTGATGATGAGCCAAAATATAATAGCCCGTGCTACCTCACGAGCGGTACGGTTTACAATAGCATAAACAAGTTGAAGCGTTATTTAATAAATCTGGGCTTACAAGTTTTTGAATCATACCCCTATCAATGGATGTATGCGGTTAAAGACATCCGTGTTACAGACGGCAGCACTATTGCTATAGGCTATGTCAAACGAACACCCACAAGAAATAGTATCGTACTTTATCTTGTTGAGAACGGTGCATTATCAGCCGCCAAATTGTATGCTAATGTTGATTCTGACATAACGGGGTATGCAACTTACTCAAATTTAAATAAGACTATTACGATGACAGTAAATTGGGATGAAATTCCCTATAATACTGATGTGCAGTTTGGTAAGAATTATGTTCTTTGTTCGGAGTGGTGTTACGGCAGTACAAGACTTGAATATCTGTTGAATAAAGTAAAAGAGGAAGCTGTTAGTTATGCCGAAAACAAGACTTCAAGTTTTGAATCGACTGGAAAAGCAGACAAAATTGTATCTAACGTGCAGATAATTGGCATGAATCACACCGATGCTCGTTTGCTTATCAGTAATTTTAATCGACATTTTAACGGTGATGATACAAATTTATTGTACATCTATACAACAGACGATACAGGTGAAACAGCAAATCTTATCAAAGGCATAAAAGTTACCGAAGAAGCTGGCACTGCAACTGTTGATTTATCCGAAATCGTGTCCGCGTGCTGCTATACGGTTTGATTATGATTTTTCGGGGATTGCTGACGGCACAAGGCTACAAGGCGCAGGCACCGGATTTCTTGTTAAAAAGAATGGCTACAGTTTTGAACGTGTATCGAAATCAGATTTTGAAAATTATGAGGAAAAAATTCCGATTGATTTTGGATTTTTTGAAAAATTTGCAGTTGTGGGAGACTCGTATGCAAGTGGCGAAATTTATGTCGCTGATCCCTCACAGAGTAAAGAATATACTGTAGCAGATTATTACCAAAAATCGTGGGGTCAGATTTTAGCGAGAAAGTACGGCGCAACCTGCATAAATTTGTCCGTAGGTGGCCTTACAACCCGAACATGGCTTACCAATTCTCATGGACTTGCCAAAATGCTTGCGGAAAAACCACAAGAGTTATACCTGTGTGCTTTAGGAATTAACGATGAAATTTCCCTCGGAGCTTCGTACTTAGGCACGATTGAAGATATAAAAAATTATGATTCCTATTCCGATTATCCTGACAGTTTCTACGGAAATTACGGGAAAATTATCGAACAAATCAAAGCCCACGCACCAAAGTCAAAAATTGTGCTTATGTCTATGGCGTATCTCTATAACGCAACAGAGGATAGTTTTACTACGGCAATAAAAAATATCGCAAATCATTACAATATACCTTTCATAAACATTAAGGATGACGCTTTTTATGCTAAAGACAGCATTTACAAAACAGGGCAGTCTTATAATCACCCGACAGCACCTTTGTATGCAGGTATGGCGCAAGCTAATGAAAGACTTTTTTGTCATTGCGTAGTTGATAATTACGATTATTTTAATGACTTTACCACCGGCCAGTAAAATTTTTAAATGTGATTTGCTTGTACAAAACTTGTATAAAAATTAAATAACGGAGGAATGAAAAAAATGGAACCTAAAGAAAAAATCACACTCGATATGCTCACAAAGGACAGCGTGTCGGTACTCAGACAGCAGTTTTTGACCTTTAACGGTGAAGAAATGCAGGTCGGCGGAAACATCCGCAACGCATATATGAACGACGAATCCGGCAGAGAACAGTTGAGAAAGGTTCTCTCTGACGAATACTATAACGCTGTTATGGCGGTGTGGGGAGATAACCCTACTGTAGATGATCCTGTCGAAAGTGAGGTCGAATAAGTGGCAATCTGAAATTATTATAGCTTTAATCACACTTGCAGGATCTGCGGTGGGTACTCTTGGCGGTATTGTGATTAACAGTCGAATGTCGAACTATCGCATTGAACAGCTCGAAAAAAAGGTTGACAAGCATAACAGCCTCATCGAGCGTACATATGCGATTGAACGACACAATGCAGTTGTAGATGAAGAAATTAAGGTCGCAAATCACAGAATTGACGATCTTGAGAAAAACAACGAAAGGAAGAATTAAAAATGAAAAAAATTTTCACCAAAAATTGGGCGAAAGCTACGGCAGTTAGAGCGATTAAAACAGTCGCACAGACTGCTATTGCAACAATCGGTGTATCTGCCGTTATGACAGATGTAAACTGGGTTGCGGTAGGCTCGGCAAGTCTTTTGGCAGGTGTGTTGTCAGTGCTGACAAGCATTGCAGGTCTGCCCGAAGTTTCGGAAAACTAACTAAAATAAAAGGAT